CAGTAAACGTTGCAATGCCGCCCGTTGTACCGCTACCTGCCGTATTAAACATGTGATTGCCTTCCGATTGAGCATATGTTGTCGCCGAACCGTTTGATGTATATATTCCGTTTGTTCCGTCGTAATACATGTTTGATGCTAAATACAAATACTGACCTGTTGAGGCAATAAACGGAGATACACCCAGCTGCAAACTGGGAGAAACGCCGCTCCATGAGCTTGGCGTGACGCCGATACCGACATGTCCAAACGCATTAACTCGCATCCGCTCAACGCCTCCATTAAAGAAAAACAGGTCAGCCAAACCGGACGAGAAATTTGTTCCCGTCAGACCCATTCCCCACCTTGTGTGATCGTTAACCGACGACGCCCATGAAAAACCGATTGTACTAAATTCACCAGTCGTGCTTCCGTTATAGTTTAGATTTATCCCCCCACCCGTTGCAGTTAAACTTGTTCTGTTTGGAGAGTAAACATGTAATCTGTTGACTGGGTTTGGGTTTGCTATACCGACATTACCGGCGTTGAGAATCGACATGACCTCAACATCGCCAAAATTCGTGATTGCGAGGCGTTGATCATTTGTCGGTGATCCGGTGCGAACGTTCTGAAATGAAAACGGTGCATCAACGTTACCGCCTTCGTATCTGCTTGAAACAAGTCGAAGACGCGGAGAATTTTTAGATGTTTGATCCCCCAGCGTTGTCGGGGTGTTTCGTAAGTCGATGCCGTTGGTTGAGGTTGTAAATACATCGAGGCGTGTGACTGGGTTTGTAGTCCCGATGCCTACGTTGCCCGCATTAGTTAATGTTAATGTATTTACAGATGGCGCACCTCCTGTGCTACTACCATATCCTATAATAAAATTATTTTGTGTGTAGTGTGTCAAAAATGCATCATTTCCATTAAAACCAGTTCCATAAAAATAACCACCTATGGATTTCTGATGCACAATTCCGCTAACAGATTCTACTATTTGCAGTTTAGCGTTTATTGGAGAAGTAGTTCCTATTCCTACATTTCCAGCTTGAGTTATTCTCATTCTTTCAGAAGGATTTGCTCCTTCTGTATCAGCGTTAGTATAAAATCTCAGACTACCCATGTAGGTATTGCCTTCATAGAAAGCACCTATTCTTGCTAGTTGAGCAGTAGAGGGGGTACTGTTACCAAAAGTAATTAAAGAACCATGAGTTCCACTAGACATCGAGCCGTTGTACCCTATATGTAATACTCTTTGTACAGTATCTGTAGAAACTGGTACTATGCGTAGTGATGTTCCATCCGGGTTGGTTGTTCCAATACCTACATTACCACCACCTAAAACAGTAAATAAGTTTGTGTTAGTTCCACCGCTTGGTGTTCTCCATATACTAAACGCATCTTGCACGTATGTGAACCTATCATAACCACCAAAGTCAAAATTCCAATTGGGAAGCGAATTAACCTGAGATGAGTTTACACTTATTAAAAATCCGTTATAGTTTCCACTAAGACCAGCATTTGTAGCAAGCCTTGTCAGTCCTAAGTTATACCCCCGAAGGAACAGGTTTGTGTCTGCGCCATTGATACCAAAATATGCGCCCCCACTTACATCAAGCTTCGCGGCAGGAGTTGTAGTACCTATACCTACATTCCCTCCTGGAAGAGCATTTAAACCTCCTCCATCAGCTCTTGCAATTTTAACTATTGAATAACTCCCTATTCCTACATATACTTGATCTGTATTATATCTTCCTACAAGAGTTCCGAAATCTGTAATAAGACCTGTTTCATTTTGTATTCTTATATTACCGACAACTTGTAATTTTTCAGCAGGAGAAATCGTACCTATACCAACATTACCGGCTGCGGTGATACGCATACGTTCACCTAATGAGGCACCATCATATGTTGAAAAAGCTAAATTACCAGTTGTAGCAGCAGTAACGCCTATTTGAGCATAACCTCCAGCACTATTTCCAAAAGCTATAGGGTTTGCACCATTTACACGCATTCTGCCATTAACTACTAATAAGTCAGAAGGAGATGTATCCCCTATACCTACATTACCGGCAGATGTAATACGCATACGTTCAGTTAACGTAACGTTTGTTCCCGCTGTTCCAGATGGAGCAGTGTAAAACAAGTGTTCGCCACCAAAAAGGATAAACTGAGAAGCAGCGGCACTATTTGCATACTTCCACGCTCCGTTATAGTAGGTGTTCTGAGTAAGATACGTATTACCAACATCATAGCTAAGCAGACCATTACCTGCAGAACCTATAGACAAACTTTTGCCCAAAGTTGTAGCAAGCGGAACTACACCAATTCCGACGTTTGTACCGTTATCAAAGATCTGAGAGTTCCCGAGTCCTGAAGTACTAGTAAATTTGGATATATAGTTGACAGCACCTGTACCCGCTACCTTAGCATCTAAGGCAGCTTGAAGATCTGTTTGGTTAAGTAATGTTCCAGTTATACCGCCCCATACAGTACCCACCGTAGGTGATACTTCTATGTAGGTAGTACCGCTCCAACGATAGATCTTATTACTATCTTGTGCTACATAGATCTTCCCCGCCTCCCCTGTAACAGGAAAGCCCGCGAGATTTGCGTACTCTAATACGTCATCTACATAAGAAGGAAGTTGAGTACTGGGTACTTTACCGTCTACCAGGTCTGCTTTTGAAGAAAGAGAAGCACCACTGTCCGATACTAAGTTGCCCGCTATAAGTGCTATGTTAGACATATATGATAAATGTTTATACTACAATTGCTAATGCTTTCCATCCGTTTGCGTTCGTATAGATCCAGAGACCTTCGTTTCCATCACTTTGATATACAACTAGTCCCACAGCTGGGCTAGTAATTGCTGCTCTTTGTGTTGCTGTCATCCGAGGCGGTAAGAAACCCTGGGTGGTAGATGTAATGTCAAGTTTTGCTGAAGCTACAGGCGATGCCGTTCCTATGCCGACATTGCCCGCTGATGTAATCGTCATTTTTCTCGTCATCGGACCACCACTCACTCGCGTCCAAAAACTTAATGTACCAGCAGTGTTGTTTTCTGTACTATTTTCTTTGAGTCCGGCAATAGTCGCAAAATTGCTTACGCTTGTTCCGGCATTGTTTGTTCCACCGCCTAATGTTATTTGGGCACCCCTATCTATTGACTGAGCAGCGTTAGTATAAAATGCCGCATGCGCCTCTCCTGAACTTGGGTCTCTTACTACAGTCGTTCTGACATCTAGTCTTTCTGTAGGTGCTGTAGTACCTACACCCATATTACCGCTAGCATCTATCCTGACCCTCTCGGTAACATCACTGGCTGAAAGCCTTGTACCAAACGTAAGAGCACTACTTGCGCTTCCTGTCCAAACACTAGATATTGTTGCAGCAGCTAAGCTAGAGTCTGCACCCATAGCATCAAGTCTTAATGTGGCTGCTATGTTATTTGTAACTCCATTGTTTGCTATATAGGTAGTAGTTCCAGAGGTGAGGGTATTGGTAGATACGTATGCTGTGGTGTTGTTGGAGACAACGTGAAGTTTTGCGCCGGGAGTCAATGTACCAATACCAACATTCCCCACTCCTCCAGAGTTAATGGTTATATTACCACTAACTCTTTCAAGAAGCATTGTGGAGTTGTTATTCCCGAGCTGAATATCGTAATCATTCGTGGATGTCAAGTAACCTCCAGACGTACCTAGTATTGTTTCAAAAGCAATGGTTGACCTATTTGCAAGTCTAAGCGTTTTGGTTGCGACAGTCGTGGTTCCAATACTTACGCCACCGCTTGTGGCAGCCAAGACACCTCCTGTGGTGTTGTATATAGCCCCCACCACCTGTAACCTATAATCGCCATAGTCTGTTGCTCCAGTGTTTATACCTACACGACCGTTAGCGAAGATGCGGAGACGTTCTGTTCCGTTGGTATAGAACGATTGAAAATATGCTCCACCACTTACGCCTGCCGCAATCCTCATTTCCGCTGTCCCATAATTAACGGACATAAACGCACGTTCCGCATAACTCGCTGCTGAAGGTCTAAATGATATTTTTGATGTCCCGTCTCCGCTATCGTCAATCGTAAATGTCGCAGAACTTGCACGAAGATGCAAAATGGATGCAGGTGATGCCGTACCGATACCCACATCACCACTTGCAGTAATACGCATACGTTCAATAGCAGATGTAAAGAACCTTGCAGGTGTAGCTTCTGCGTTGTAAAAAAATGCATCATTGCCTGAGTTGATACCAACAAACAGACCATCAGCAGCTGTCGTTCCGCTGTTTGTATTCTGAAAAAACATGAACGCTTCACCAGTACCCGTACTGCGGATGCGCGGATAGACGTTTGTAGAGCCAGCAATATCTAAGACGCTACCAGATACAGGGCTTGAAGTTCCTATAGCTACTAGTCCACCAGCCAAGTTAATCAACACCGATCCACCGCCGCCAATATTGGTACCATAGCCGTCTGGGTCTATTACTACGCGGTCAGACGTATTCCGGCCAATTATCGAAAGGTTTGCGGTGTTTGCAGCATTTCGACTGGATAAATAATAAGCGTTAGACAGATTTATGTTTCCGATACTAACGTCCAATTTTGCCGTTGGACTTGAGGTTCCTACACCAACACTTGTACCGTTATCAAAGATCTGACTATCACCCACAGCAGAAGCTGAAGTGAATTTAGCCACTCTATTTACTGTACCACTAATACTAGTAGAGTTAGCTGGAGTGTATCCTAAGATAGTAGAAATACTAGCATTCTTCCAAAGATTAGTAGGACCATCTCTATAAAGAAAGTGTTTGTCACCAACATCTGTGATTAAAACATTATGTAGTTCTTCAAGCTCATAACCGTTTTGAACCTTTACAAAAATTTCACCATTATTTTGTTGCACACGTGTAACAACACCTATAAACACCGTATGAACTGGTGCAACAGGTTTATTAATAAGTCCGTATAACAATGTACCATTTGGACCTAACCAAACGGGATCACCTGCCACCGCACTATTAGTATTTAAGCCACCTAGTAAACCTTCTGTCACTACAAACACTATATCATTTGTAGCTCCTCCGGTTACCAATAAACCAAGAGTTTTACTAGAAGTTGCTTCACTAGTATTAGATGCAGGACTAACTATCATGTTAGTTCCTGATTGACCGGTACTACCACTTACATAAACTGGAGTGCCCACTGTCATTGCGGACGCCAGTTTTACAAGATGTCTTACATTAGAAGTGTAGTTATCTATCCACTCTGCATTATAATTAGTGGCATCAATTTTTGCAAGTATTTGACCTGCTGTTCCACCAGGAGGTAAACCAGCTGCGGCAGCTGCTGCACCTATATCAGAAAGCATTTGAGTTCCGGTGCGATACTTTACTACACCAGAATCAATTACTAAAAACTTATCGGTATCTATAGTAGCATTAGCTACGTTATTCAGCGTAACTACGCCGTCAACTACTAAACCGGCTTTTGCTAGTATATCTGATAAGTGCCTCATTCAAATGATTATTTTTTGATCACCACACGATATGCATTAGAAGCAGGAGCTATAGCAAAGCTTACTGTAACTACAGTGGTAGAAGTAAGTACTACATCTGTAATCACTTCTTCAAAAGTTGCATTATCGTAGATGGCCACGATCACGTCCCGGGTATTGAGTCCGTGAGTGAGTGCAAAAGACGTATTAGTACCGTTACCTACGTTGGCAGCATAACCACCTACGTTGGCATCCAGAAAAGTCTTAAGTTTGAGCGGGGTGACAAAACGCTCATCGTCTGTACCTGTGTTTACCTCGGTTTGGGTAGCAATCTCTGCAATACCGGTCCGGGTTTCTGTAGCGGTACGACCTGCCAAGGTAGCCGGAGTTACCGCCTTCTGTGTGTCAGTACCCGTATTCACCTCTGTCTGAGTGGCCAAGATAATCAGACCCAGAACAGTAGTAGTAGCCTGGTCGCGGTTGACTTCCAACTGGATCCAGTCCGAAGCCAGGGTTGTAGAAGCGTTAGCTACTTTAGCAACGATGACGTCACCCACGTTAAAAGCTACACCACCTACCGTTCCGGCAGTCGTTACGTACCAATAGTCACCGGCTTTAGTACCAGCCGTAGGAGAAGATCCTACTGGAAAAGCACCAGATGCGGCACTCCACCCTCCTTCCAGATTACCAAGACCACCGACAGCGTTGTCAATGTAGTTCTTGATAGACAATGAAGTAGCCAGGGTCGTAGAACTAGATGATGCAAGGTCTGTTACAATTACTACTTCAGCAACGTTAGCCGTAACTCCCGTGGTGTTACCCAGGACAGTAAGACTTCCGATCTGCTGCAGCTTTGGTAAAGTAACCGCGTTGGCATTAATCTTAATCGTAGTTACCGCACTATCTGCTAGTTTGCCAGTCGTGATTCCTAAGTCTTTAACCCGTACCGTATCAACGTTGATCTCTATGGTAGCATTATCTACATTGACATCTAGGGTTACTGCTCCTCCGGTTCCGCCACCAGTTAGGCCCGCGCCAGCAATCACTTCTGTAATATCACCAGAGATGTTCACCCACTTAGTGCCATCCCAAAAGTAGATAGCAGCATCGGCCGTGTTGTAGTATATCTGACCTGCAACCGGGCTTGACGGAGCGGATGCCAGATTTTGCAACGCTACGTTGAGTATCTGGTTTTTAGCCAGGTCAAGGTTAGTTAGAAACTTCTTAGCCATAGGATTAGATTGATCTTTAGTTTATGTAGACTTTTCCGCTAAAAGCAGCAGAAAACGTTACTCTAAGTACTGTATCACTAACATGCTCTACTTCTCCAATTACTTCCTGATCAGCACTATCTACAACACTTACCGAAGGAAACTTTCCCAGGTTATGCGTTATGTTCCACTGGCTGGCCGGAGTATCTTGAACATGTATGTGAGAGAACTTGTAACTATCAAAAATAGTTGTGTTGTCTCGATAAGTAAGAGTTACAGTACGTTGGGTAGTGGTCTGGGTGACGTCAATATTCATCACCGACCGGTTATACGCTTCCTGGATCTGCTGAAGTTGAGTAAGGGTAACCGAGATCTGGATCCACTGATTACCGTCCCATACAAAGAAAACATCAAGGTTTATATCAAATACCAACACACCCTCGTCACCAGAGTTATAGCTGGAAGCAAGAGCGGTTCGTTCAGCTGTAGTGACCGGATGAATCCGGGCATTGATCAGCTTGTTAGTCGCTAGATCTATATCATGATAGTGAACTACTGATGTAGGAACAGACATTAGGATAAATAGGCTTTACCGGCAACCGGTTGGTTAAAGTATACCTTAAGTAGATTACTGTCTATGATCTCTATGATACCAACAATATCGTTTCCGTTTTGGTCTTCAGTAAAGACATTTGGAACTTTACCCATACCATGGTTGATCACCCAAGATGTTGACGGTGTAGCCTGGGTAAACACAAACGATCCAACATTCTGAGTAATAGTAACAGCTGGATTAAGATTAATCCGGGTAAGACACCCTCCGCTGTTTACCTCAATAATGTTCTGACTAGCGTTACCATAGGTAAGACCTACACCTGCTGTTTGCGGACCATGGGGTGTGCCGCTATTATAGTAACCCGGGCCCCAGGCATTCTGAGTCGTATCAAACTGTACCTGGTTATCATTGCGATAGTTCACCGGTACAAACGTGGTGTAATTCATGTTGGTCCGGCACAGAGCATCTTCATCTTCGTTACTCTGCCAGTCTACCAGTTGTTTTCTGATAAAAGCCAACTGATCATCTACCAAAGACTTTTTGCAGGTGTCAATACCATAACGAAGTTTTCGCACGGTCCTGAAGACCGAGTCGGCATACTCCTTATAGTACTTGTCTTTTTTAGCCAGTAGTGTTCTCATCAGGATTGGATGAATAGTATTGAGGTTTAGAAGACTGAGCTTCATCTACCAGTTTTTGCTCATAAAAAGCAATACAGTTGGTACAGATCTTGGCTCCGTTAGAAGCTGTTCTTACTTGGCAGCCGCAGGTGATCTGGGCGTTACAATTCGGACAAGTGTTCATACTATTTGGTTTTTAGGATAATCAACATGCGCACTTAGCTGCATACTTGTTTAGCCTTTTCTGAGCGTAGAGTAGTAACTCCATACCGGCTTCCGGTTCATGGGCATACTCTACCTTAGCTTTGGCGGCATCAATAAAACCTTTGATCAGCTGAAGTTCTTCTAATTGCTCGCGTACATCAAAGTCAGGTTCACAAGCTCCCATCTCCAGTTCAGCCAAAAGGTTATTCCACTTATTAAGTGTCTGGACCACACGCAGATGATGGTACTCTACAAATACGTTGCTGTTAGGAGATACTGAATAGTTGATCTTGTAGATACCGTCGGGGATAATTTCTGAATAAGAACCGCACCCGGACTGCTGCAAACCCAAAGAACATGCATTTAGTACCAGGTTAAAGTGTGGCAGTACATCTATGACCCGCGGCATATTAAAACCGGGAGGAGTAATGAGCAGTTTACCGCAGTCTACTGTAAGACCCTCAGCGTAAAAGCTGGTATCAAATAGGCGTAAAACCTTGATATTGTTAGTATCTGGCAGCTCTAAACTTAGCTGGTGTTTGCTGGCCATAGGGTATAAACTTTATGAAGTTAGATGCGGATTGGATGTACAGGTTCTCAATAATAATATACTGATTTTTCAGCAGTTCTCCAAAAAACAAAAGGGAGCAAGACCGTAGTCTCACTCCCTTTAAGGTTAGCAATAATGGATTAGGCCTGGAAAGTCTCAAGCGTAACACTGTTGCTAGCAGCAGTGCAAGACTGAGTGATGAACGTAGTCAGATCCGAGGTGCTGGTTCCTTTAGGAACGTGTACCACCAGAAGATACTGATCGTTATCAAAAGTGCTGGTCGGGTTGTTGAAACGCGGCACATTGTGCAGGATCATCACCTGATCGTACAGAGCAGAGCGGGTTACCGCAGCCAGGGCCGGATCAGCTTCGATCTCACGCATCCTCAGAGAGTCAACGCGAGAACTGTCAGGATAAGCATTCTGCAGGTAACGACCGTCGAGAATCAGTTCACGAAGAACCGTCTCACCAACACCAGAAGCCTGCTGCGGAGCCTGTGTTTCAGATACAGTGATGCACTCTACTTTGCAAGGCTCACCGGACTCATCAACTACAGAAGCATAGACAAATAGAGGCTCCAGGTCATACTTGTCGGTCGGAGTGAACGTACAAGTACCGAAAGTCGTGTCCACATAAGCAGTGATGATGTCCATGTGCGTGTTTACACTACCGAGGCTAGAAGTAGCCGGAGTGTAACCAGCTGTGGTAACAGCATCAAAGATAGAGGCGTTCACGTTGGTAGAGGCAGTAGCGGCTACAGAAAGTACAACGTTAGCGTTACCAGAGGAAGCAGAGTCAGCTGCACCAACAGATACAACAGTTGTTCCAGCAGGAATACCAGCAGCTTCAACCTTGTCACCTGCGGTGAATTTAGTACGGTCAGCGTTGGCAACAACAATCGTAGCAGAACCACTGGTCGGATCAATAGCAACACCGGTGAAAGCTTCTTTCCAAACTTTAGCCTGAATGAAGTCTTTCAGAAGCAGAGCTTCGTTGATCTGGTCAGCCCACTTCAGCAGAGCCACAGTGTGGTCGATAGGTGTGTTGGAAGTATCGCAGCAACCGGTGTAAGCGTCCAGGGTCTTGTAGAGCTGGTGGTTCAAGAAACGCAGAGCGGGAGAACCTTTAACGTCAACACGCAGGCGGATGGTGCTATCACAAGCCAGACCAGCACAAGCATTTGCTTCTACTTTAACGATCTGATTGCGAGCAGCTTTACCTTCAACCTTAATCAGGCGGCTGATGTACTTCGGATTGATCACTTTGGACTTCTTGGACTCTTTGTAACCACCGTGTACGGGGCCAATCTTGTCAGAAGCAAAGCGGCTACCTTCAGCCAGGATAAACGGAGCAGCTTGGGCAGTAGTACCCAGGGCAAGAAAAGTCTTGGCATCAAAGAAGCCAATCTGACCGGCTGTCAGAGCAGCGGTGCTTGTTCCGGTAGTAGCAAGAGTCGTGCTCGCAGGCAGGAAGCTCTTACGAAACGCATTAGGAAAATACATAGGACTTGGGGTTTATGGGGTTAATAAAAACAAAAAATAATTAGCTTAAGAACATCAGTTTATACTTGGTAGAAGCAATCAGACTTTTCATCTCGTCCAGCTGGTTGACAATCTCAGAAAACGGCATGATCTTCTGCAGTTCTATAATCTCGTTATACAGCTCTTTCATGTGTCCGAGAGCTTCCTGTACAGAACCGCACTTAATAGCAGGTACTGTGGGATAATCAAGAAGCTTTTCACGAGCTCCCTGGTATTGCTCAGCTACGGAGTCAACCAGTCCGGGTATTCCTTCATAAAAGTCACCTAGGGCTTTGTGAGCAGCGTAGGATCCAGGTCCAGAGATCTTAAGATGCAGCTGATGAATACTGGTCACCAACGCCTGCGCGTGGGCGATCATACCAGCTGTTTCCATACAAGGACCCATTGGAGCGGGTCGGGGTATCTTAGTTAGTGCCATTAGCTATTCTTTTGTACTTCTTGTGATTCACGTTGGTACTGGTTCATACTCTCTATGTCACCGGCAAGAATAGCAGCTGCCTGATCTACCAGGATTTCTGCGATATCGTCTTTGAACTCACACTCCTGGTTAGCCGTAAAAGTCTGTCCAGTAGATGGATTAACACAACCCAGGAACTGTACGGTCCGGGGAAGCCGGTAGTAAACCAGCCCAATATCAGTGATGTTAAACTCACCATTGGTATAGACCCGGATCTTGTCACCCACCAGCGTACTCAGAGTCTCAGCCCATTCAAAGCTGGGTCCTTTAGTATCACTAGTCAGTAAGACACCCATGTTGGCTTCTTCTGCTTCATAGACGACCATCTTACGTTTGTCCGGGCAGCATGTGCTATTTGCATAGACATCGGCCCGCACGTAGTAGAGATAGTCACCAGGAAGCGTAGCTTCAAAGAACGTTTTCTTGTCTGTGATCGGTAGAAGATCTACGCTCTTCATCAGAACACGCAGATCATCTACCAAGCCGGTTGACTGTTCGGATCCCTCTTTACGGGTATTGATCCCGTAGATCATCCTACGCACCCACTCAAGCTGAGCTTTGTTGAAAGCTTCCTGGACCATCCAGCACTCAAGGTTGTCATAGTCAAAACTGGCGAGTTTGTTAAGTCGCTGTTTTATCTTGATCTGTAAGAGGTTGTTATTCATATCGTATTAAGCGTTCCAGTATTTTTCTACTTTCTTAGTGAGGTCTATCAGGATCTCCTCGTTCAGGGGATTCTTCAGATACTCCACCACATCTGTCGGTGTGCGACCCATCATCGTACCAGTTTGCATGTGATAGATAAATCCATCTGCTTTGGTACTAATGAACTTGTAGTAAGAGCTGTCCTTGACGATCGAGCGGATCTTGAGGGTCTCCATATCGAGATTAGCTGTATCCAGGAAACGCTGAGCGGTCTTGCGTTTGTCTTTCTCTATAAGATCTCCATTGATGTACTTATCCATGTTGTCATAGATAATATCATTCGGAGTGCTCTTCTTGTACTGGGCCGAGTTGGGGTCCAGGACTTTAGCCACATAGAGCAGCTTGTTTTGGTTCTTATCAAAGAGCTTCTGCAGTTCAGATAAAGCTTTGTTACGAAGTTTCTTCACCTCAGTTTGGATAGAAGCCGTTTCTTCCAGCTTATCCAGGTAGAACTTAGGCGGCACCGGCATACGTCGGGCTTCTTCCAGGCTTTTAGCTATGATAGAAAAACCACCAGTTTCTATTGCGTACATCCTGATCAAATCATACGGGTCTTTATCAGGCTCCAAATAAATAGGCTCGTTACCACAGCGGATCTTGATCTTATCCCAGAACTCAGCGTTATCCGGCTTCATGAGTTTAATCTTGTTCCAGAACTGCTCATCACTAGGATCCACTACATTAGCAGCCAGTTCTTTTTCCAACTGAGCTACGATCTGGCGGATCTGCTTGATCTTGGCTTCTTGTTCATCCAGTGGAAGATCTTTGACTTCCGGGGCAAACTCATTGAGACCAGTGAGGTATCGTTTGATACCGTTGATTTCCAGACAAGCCAGTTGCTCTTCATGGAAAGCTCCGTCAAACAGACTTAGTCCGTACTTCTGAAGTCCCATATTGTCCACGATCGGATCAAAATAAGGACGGATAGCGATCGTACTTCTCTTGTTCTGCGGGTACTTTTCTACGACTGTTACACTCATCGTTTGGTTTTTTGGTTTTTAAGTATCCGGTTCTTCCGGATATTAGGACCTGTCGGAGTGGTAGGCTCCCAAGGGTACAATCCCAACAGGTCGGAGCTTAGATACGGAGACCTAAGCGGTGTTAAAAGACTCAGACTGGTGCGGGTGTTTTAGCCAGTAAAACTGGTAGCTGTTAACCGTTCTGAGTACTGTTTACTTAGAACTAGCGTCGGCCGCGTTACGTCCAAGAAGTGCACTAAGTACACCGGTGGCAATAACTGTCCAGTTAGTTTCTCCGGACTGCAGCAGCTGCTGTGTTACAGTAAGAGCACAGATAGCATATCCAATAAGAGATGTTACCGGTGACTTACCAAAAAGAACTGATGTTAAGGTTTTCATAAGGCTTGTTTTAAGTTTAAGCTGCCTCGGTTTCAGAGTCAGCAAACTCAGTTAAATACGTTTGGTACTTGCGGTCGAGATAGACGGTGGCGTCTTTGTAGAGGAGGGTGGCTATCTTTCTAGCATCCTGTCCGTAGTAAGAAACCCGATAAAAGTTTTTACCCGGTGCCTTGGTAGGATATTTTTCTTTTACACCTGCTGCTTGTGAGCAATACAGAATAAAATCAAATATTGTTTCTAAAGTACCACACAAAAAAATGTGCGAAATAGTTTTAGAACCTGACGGATGTTTATATAATCCACCATCACCATCTATACAACCGCGCCAGAAGTCTCGAGATTGTTTAAGCAACTCGTGAGGAGCTATAGAAGTACTTTTATTAGAAGTAAATCCTAACTCGACCAGTCGGTCTCTAAGTCTGCGTGAGTTAACACGTAGTCTTTTAGAGTCATGACCATTGATTACTTTTCGGTTACATCCTAAAAACTGTCTAAACTTTTCCAGGTGGGGCTCGTCATTGTCATGTAAAGTAAGTTCTAATGAAGCTTCTCTAGTTTGACTTATATGACCATCTGTGTACATCATCCCTATCCAATACAACGCTTCAGGTGTTAACTCATCAAAAGCCTGATGATTGATCTCTGTCGCGTGTCTGATGTGGTGCTGATCAGAAAGATCTCGATAATCTACACCGACCGACTTTAAAAGCTCCCGTATTGTTTTTCGGGTAAGCTTTAGCGTCTGCTCAATATAGATTTGAGATTTACCTTCCTGGTAGAGCTCTACAACTTTTTTCAGAGTTTCTTCTCTTGACTTTTTACGGTCTTCATCGTAGTCAATACCAAACTGTGAAAGAACTTTTTTTACCGTCGGCTGGGAGGAAGATGTTAACTGAGTGATTTCAGTTAACATCTTTCCTTCTTTATACAGCCTTAGTATTTCTTCGGACTTAGTCTTCGTAGGGTTGTACATATTGTAGATGTTTACTCTACAAATATACAACAAGTTCTACAAATTGTTATACAAAATCCGATACTTTTAATTACTCAAAACGAACCGCCAGTTACAGGGTTGCGCATGACTATCTTAAGGACTTTTGTTGGATCCTTAACCCAGATAGCAGGCATCGTCTGCGTCATGAATACGCGGTAGCCGTTGAAGTTTCCAGAAGACTGGAAGCCTTGCGTACGACCCATGTAGTCCATGGTACCGTTCTGGTAGAACCATTTCAGTTGGTTGTCCCAGCTCAGTTTCAGCATGAAGATGTTGTCATTGGTGTTCTCCGTAATGTCGAAGATGATGAAGTTGTAGCTGGACAGCGGGAAACCGTCAATGATTGGGTTCTCAATGTCATTGGTGTGGATGTTATCGAACGCCGGGTTCAGCACAAACTTCACGTTAGCCAGGAACGGAATAACGTACTGAGTGTAAGCAAAACCGAAGTTCAGATCCATACCTTTGCCGGTGATTGCACCAATTTCAGAAGCATCAATTACCAAACCCGAGTTAACTGTCTCGCGTCGAATAGCTTCATTAACGAGTTTCATACCGCCAAGACCAGTTTGTACAATCAACTGACGCTTGGGATCCGGACCCTGAAACTCAACTTTACCATTGAAGAAATTGAAGATCTCACTCTTAAACAGATCCAGGTTGAATGAGCCTTTGTTGTAGATACGCTTGAACGAGTTGTCGAGCTGCTTCCACAGACCCACAGAGAGGCGGATATCATCCGGACCGTCCTGCTTTACTTTACCACCCTGACCCCACATGAGGTAAGTTTCGATATCGTTAGCAATCTTGGTCAGGTGAGCTGCTTCCAGGGTGGTCAAGAATGTGCGGGTAAGCTGGCCGGACTGGTAAGCCTTCTTCACGTAGTCCTTACCCATTTTAGAAGCCATGTTCTCAAGAGAATTGATAGAAGGATCTTTCAGAGCCTCGTTATCAAAGTTCCTCCAGAGCTCAACAACTGGTACGGTACCATCAGCCTTCATACCACCCTTCATCATCAGGTCAGCCCTGGACGAGATAGAGTAATGTACGTGGGCTTCTGCGCCACCAACATAGTTGTAGAACTCACGGAAACCAGCGGATACATTACCCAGGTCAGAGAAACGCTCGCCGTATTCACCACGGGCAGAACCCTTGCGGAATACTTTGGTTCCTACTTTCAGGTACTTGTTGTCCAGGTACTTGGCGTTGTCGTTGTTAACAAGCTGCACCGTGTAGATAAAACCGTCACCGGCAGGGATGATATCATCAGCCGTGATATACATTTCAACACCGTTGTACTTGTCATAGGTGATGATATCACCATGTCCAAACGAACGCTTGTTTACTTTGATTTTGAAGCTCTGACCGTCGATGCCCTTAGTGGCATTAGCGGATTCTATATCTTCTGTGATATAGGGAAGATCCTGAGCAACAGGGATCTGCCATTTGTACTCACCTCTCGCATTATCTACAGAGATAATGTTCTTTCCTCCAAAGCTGGACATCTGGTACAAAGGCATTTCTACCTTTTGAGCCATGGCCCACAAGTCTACCGGACCGAGGTCGGTAGGCTCTGCACTCTTGAGGAGGTTTGACAGGTGGTACGAGTCTACGTGAGAGCTAGTCTGATAACTAGTATCCCGTAGAAAGATACCATTGTTCAAAACTGGAGTTGCCATAGGGCATCGGATTTAGGGGGTTAATAAGAATTAGCGTTTGAATATGTTCTGAGGCCTGGAAATCTTACGACTTCTGGGCTCGTCATCATCTTGTTGGGTAGAGACGTTTCTACGACTCTGTTCTGTCTTTAACTGGCGTACTGTCTGTTCGACGGCTTGGTTCTTACCTTGTTTGACCAGGGTCTGACGGTACTCATCCGGATTAGAAAGCAACCAAAGGGCTTCTGCAATCAGCGGATAGTTAGGTTCTACAAACTGGTACTTCTCAAGTAAGTGTCCAAGCAGGTTGGTTGGGCGTCCACTAATTGAAGGATACTGGGGCTGAATCAATCCGGAGTACAGCTGGGCCTGAGTCTTTTTGTCCAACTTAAGACCATTGATCTCAGCAGGACGAAGAGCTTCAAACACGTTCTGCATGTAAGCTTGGGCGGCTTGCTCTTGCTGTTGTTTGCGGCTTTCTTGTTCTGCCAACTGAGCTTGGACGATCTCTTCCTGCATCTGGTCAAGCTTCGGCTTAAACTGCTTGGCTTTCTTCTCCAAAACACCCAGATCTTTCCACGTAGCCAGTTCTTCGTCAATTTCCTCATCGGTACCAAAACCGGTAGCACTGAGGTAAGAACGAACAATACCTTCCTGGTCATTTTCGTCGGTCGGATCTAAAGATCTAACCTGTTCTACCTGGGCGAGAGCCTGGAACAGACCTTTGAGATCTTGACCACCGTCCATTACGTACTTAGCTGCGTACTGCAGCTCATCAGGTAAAGACTCAAAGAACTCTTGTGGGGTCTTGGCAGCTACCTCTTGTTTGAGGTTATCCATGTTAGCTTGCCAGAGCTCCTCTATATCTTTTTCCGCGAGACTACCGAGGTAGTCATCGAGGGTTTGTTTGCTTTCATCGTAGTCATCAAAGGCAAACATCTCCTTTGACTCTATGCGTTTTTTCAAGAACTCTACAAGACCAGACTTTTCCGTCTTGGGTCGGCCGCCCTTAGACTTGGTGTTGTCGTCTTGTGAATCATCATCGTTAGTCAGATCATCAAAGATGTCTGTAGATGTTCCACGGGAAACTCCACCTTCTTTGTCTTTGTTATCTCCTCCAGAATCATCTTTGGATGAATCTGTGGTCTTATCATCAGCATCATTGACTTTGTCAACAAAGCTCATGTCCATACCACCTTTAGAGAAGATATTTGGTTTAGCGGGTTCTGAATCTGGTAGCACAATGCTATCAGCACCCGGGGCACCCAGCCAGCTGTCTATATCAAGATCTACTTGTTGTACACTGGTCTGTACATTGGTTTGATTGTCCATAAGTTGTATTGGTTTTTACTGCTTAGTTCTACAATAAAAATATACAACTTTAAACCCTTAAAATTTAGAGAACTTAGTGTAGAGCTACCTGAAGTATGGATAATAGAGCTATGACTTACTCACCGAAAAAGTTTATTTTTCTTTGAGTTTGCCTGATGCCTTCAGTTCAGACTTTGTCTTGTTTTCTCGGGCAATCTGAAGTTGTTTCTCAGCTATCTCTTTTTGAGTCTGCAGCTTCTCTCTTTCAATCTGCAGTTTCTGACCACCTTGTTCTTTCTTAGTCAGCTCAGACTCTCGTTTGAGATTCATCTGATCCTGGTAGCGTTGTTCGCTACGCATGCCTTCTATGAAATCCTGGTAGTCAGACTGCTGGTTCTTGTTAATATCAGCCATGGAACCATAACCAGCGGCCCGGATCTCAGCAACGGTGATGTCTTTTTGACGATCCAGCTCGGCTTGTTCAGCTTTGTACTCCAGATCCATTTGCTTCTGTTTCTCTTGGCTAGCAATCATCTCTTGCTGCAACTGCTGCTGCTGTTGAAGTTCAGCTTGTTTTTGAGCATTGGTTTTCTCTTCAGCATTTTTCAGCACGCCAGTAAGTTCGGCAATAGACTCAGACTTGATCACGTTACCAAGGTCATAGATAGAAGCACCGGTTGTGTTGTTGTTCAGAGCCAGTTGTTTAAGCTGCTCCATGACAGCGCGAGAGTTGGTCTTAGTCGTACAGAAGATATTCAGATCCCGAAGTAAGAGATCGGTACCGTTCATCTCAAAGTTGACCTTCTCATCTTTAGATGTGATGTATGAGAGACGTACGCTAGGCTTTTTAGAATGATAATACTGAGCCAGGTCTGTACGCATCTGGTGCACCCGAGGCATCAGGTTATCACTATGTTGAATAAAGTACTGTTCAGTTTGAGCGTATGAAGCGTTCATAGCTTGCTCAATGCCGGTAGCAGTCTGCTGTTGAGCAATCTGCTGACCCATACGCTGTGGATTGAGACCTATCACCTCAAACGCTTGATTTTTAAAATACGTAGCCAGGTTGATCCTGGAAAGCAGACGGTTAGTCTGTTCCAGATTGAGCACCTGGTAGTGCTGGAAGTTCAAGGCGTTCTCAGTGTTCGTGATCGAGGTATCCAGCGGCAACATCTGAAAGTTCTTCATAGCCACATAGGCTTTGGCCAGATTATTTTTACCCCAGTCTTCTCCCAGGGAGTGACGAGGTAAAGCGTTCTGGTCCAACATGATCACCGTACCGAGTTCATCTACCAAGATGTCCGCGATCTGGTTGTTCACGATGTTATAGCCGATTTGATAGGGCTTCATCAAATCTACCAGTGAAATACTGCGGGTGTTACGATCACCAAATACAGCACCTTCCACCGGTAGCTTACAGCCATAGAGGGTAGCATCACCTTTAAACTGGAATGGAATGCGTCCAGGTTTGCCACCGTTAAGTCCAAGATAGATCGGATTGATACCGCCGGGGTTATTCATACCCCAGAACGCAGGCCGGTTAGGACCAATCTTGATCCCGCCCCAGGTTTCGTTAATCCAAATCCACTCAATATGTTCGCCAAAGATCAGGTTGTCTTTGGTCTTTTGCTTGTATAATGCAGTATTGTAAAGAGGCTTATCTGAAATCTTGTAGCTTTCAGACACTATGTCTTGAATAATCTCACCTTCTTCTGTGATCTTGGTCAGATGACCCACTTTACGTTGACTTTTCCAATAGATGGTAGACACCCGTAAGAGATGTGTCTTACCAAAATCAATCGTGTCTTCAGAATCAGAAAGGATCCACTCGACGATGTCCCCGGTACCAAACTTGGTATCGTAGACAGAGGTAAACTGACGATAAGCCAGCGACGGCATCTGGGTGTTCCACTCATGAGAGCGGGTGGGATCATAGTAAGTACCGTCGTTTTGGTAGCCCTGTATAGCATACCCGGCTGAACGGACAGGGTAGATGGCTTCCAGAGCTTCTAACTGTTCCTGGTTCATCATCCAGCCAAACTTGTCGATCACGTCAGAGACTGACATGAGATCCATCTTACCTACCCAGTTACCCTGGGAGATATACCGAACATCAGGACTCTTATGGTAAAAGGTGAGTAGTGGATTCCAGAGCTCTACTTCGTAGTCATCCTCGTTCATCTTGAAGTGCCAAAACTCTCGATCCGTGATCAGCATGTCTCTGAATCCGCGCTCTTCGAGCTCTTGCATCTTGAAGCGTTCTTCGTCCACGCTCATCTGGTGGGTCGCCCACTCTTCCATCATAGACCGGTAGTCTTTACGGAAGAAAGCTTCTATCTCAGGTAGCTTCTGCAGGTTCTCAGTGGCCGTAGCTTTCTGCATCTCTTCAGAGTCCAACTCAACACCCATCCCTATCATTTCCATCATAACCCGACGTTCTGCATCTTCCAGCAGAACTTTCTCGACCATGGATCTTTTTTCCTCCATCATCTCGTTGTAAGAGATGTCGTCCACGGCTTTAAACATAATCCGGGAAGAACGCTTGGAAAACTCGTTACAAAGAACGTTGATTACGTTAGGAACAATGGGATAGAACTTCAGCTCCAGGGCAGACTGATCTTCTTTGGTCAGGGTATCAATCAGATCCGCCATCTCGTTGTCTTCTTCTACAATGTAGTCAGTCTTGTCAATAATACCTTTGGCTAACTTGTAGTTCTTCATCAGACGACGTGCGTTACGTCGGAGCTGTTTCATCCCTTGAAACTCCAACCAATCCAAGTTCCAAGCGCGCCACTCTTCGTCTTTCTCCTTTTCAGGTAAAAACTGGATGGGTTGGGTAAGCGTACCCATCTTATTATAGTCGGCCTTCTTTCCAGCCTTAAGATCGAGAGCGTTGTAAATCTGCATGTTGCTTACGTATTTAGGTCAGCAGCTGAATTGATAGTAAAAATGCTATCATTTGTAGTACTAATAGTACCGCTGATGGGTACATAAAACCGATAACTATCGCTGTCTACTGTGAGAGTAGAAAAAGACATCGGCATGATAATACTTTCATAAGGTGGTATAAACTCCTTTACGGTATCCGTAGTAGCAGTTCCTATTTTCGGAGGATCCAGTTTAGCTAGATCATCTGTCTTCAGTAAAAGCAGAGCTTCTTCAAACGTGACGGCGTTCTCTTTTACCAACCGGGAGAGAAGCGTGACTTTCTGTTGGTACAGGGTACTGTTTTCCATTATCTTATGTTTTTAAAGGGGGATCTGGGAGGTGCGGAACCTAAAGAACTCCCTTTAGAAGACCCCATGTGTCTGAAAGGTCTCCAATTTAATTTACTAAATTTCTGGGAGTTATCCAACTTTTCCTGACTAACTTCTACACGTTTAGCCAAACCTCTATTAGATTGCTGCACTTTAGCAAAGGCTACCAGGGCACAAAAAGCTACTAACCGGTCTACGTTGAGACCGTCCCGATAAGCTTGCATCTCTTTGAGCAACATCGGATCCGAAATCCGTTCTACCCCGTAGATGGTCTTGACGATCTCACCGTCCGCTTTAGTCTCGTGATCTAGCTCTTCTTTCAGAAACTCGATGCCGTAAGACAAGATTGTACCCTTAAACAGTGTACCGACGTTCTTCCAGCCGTATTCCTGGAAGACGTTACGGTTGGCCCCGATGTCTTTTAAGAACAGAATCATGTCCTTGGGCACCAGGTAACGTTGCTTCTTGCGGCTGATCATGTACTGGATGAAAAGAGCCACGTTGTTTTCCACCACGGTCCAGGCGTTGTACCACTCGATGAGTAGCTCCAGCCGCTCATGGGTCTTATTAAGATCATCAAACCTACCGCACCATGACGCAACAATCTTATCTCGTTCGATCGTGTTTGTGACTTTTCCGTTGCCGTCATCCTTGATGACTTCAACCGGGTTTTTGTAGATGTATATAGAACATAGTGATTCCGAAGTAGTGGTCTTACCCTCCCCTACCGGGTCCACAGAAGCATAGTACATCCCAAACGTAGGATCCTTGTGTGGGCGTTCGTACACACAAATCACTCCTTCTTTGTCTTCCGTCTTTTTCGAGATCGGGAACTCCATGATCGGAGTTTTTCGAGAGGGTTTGTCTATGATCTTTCCTTCTGCGTTACGGCTAAGTTCTAAGTACTCGACAGAGTATTCTTTGTCGGATATACGCTGCAGTTGTTTACTGATAAGATGGGGAGGAAACACAGAAACCTTTCTGGTAGCAAAGGCTTCTTCTATATTTCGGGGGTGCTGAGATACTTCCAGCTGATAAGCTTCGGGAGTTAGGTTTCGTTTGGCTTTTTCAAACTGTTCGTCTAGGGCTTTTAAAGCTTCTTCTACCAGGGAGTTACCAAACTGGTCAATAAAAGGAGGCATGCTCCACTGTTCTGGAATAAACAAACCGGTTATGCCAATCGTACCATCGCTGTCTAGAAGATTACTTTCTACACCAAAAAATCCGTTCTCTTCCGGATGCATGACGTATTCTTTCATCGGCTCACACTGATCCAGGTCACCCACGGATCCTGCGGCTATAAACTGGCCGGTGATGATAAAACCACTCTTAAGTGCTGGTTTGATAAACCCGTAGGTGTCATTCATCTTGGGAGCCACACCAGCTTCCTCGTGAAAGAAGTACGTTACTGGACCACCGACACCGTTGGTCGGATCCTTCTCAAAAGTGTACCCAGCAATGGTTGACTTGAGTCCCTTGTAAGTGTCCCGGCCGTTAACCCTTACCTTGATTTTCTGTTCCCAGGCAAATACTTTGTCTGGTTCAGTAGGGCGGTACCAGGCGGTGTGTTCGTTTAGAAAGTTCTTGTACTCATTGAGAAACTTCCAGGAACCCTTCTCGTTGATGTAGTCTTTAGCTGACGCTCCCATCTTCAGTACGGCCCCAGATTCAAACCAGAAGGTATTGATGAGCTTAGCCATGTGAAAATAGGAGGAAGCTATCTGACGTTTCTTTAGAATGATAGCATGCTTGTAGTTCAGTTCTGCCAGGTGTTCATACAGAGCCATGTGGTACTGGGCGTCACGTACTTTGGCAAAGTCAAAACGCTTTTCTTCCTTGTCATAGATGGGAAGAAAGTTCAGCCACATGTAGTAGTCCCGGCTTACATACCAGGTCTTATGACCGCTCTTTACAATGATGCCTTTACGGCACTTGTTTTTCTGGTCATCCCAGTAGGAAATAAAGTCCTTGGTCTTAAATGGAGCTTCACAGTAAAAGCCCTGTTTCTGAAACTTTCTACCTTCTACGTTGAAGATTCGGGTTACCTCATCAAACTCGTACTTGCCTGGTTCTTTGAAGCAGGTACCTACGAAGTCCCGGAACTCTTCCCGGCTATAGAAGGTAGTCACGTCCCAGTGACCGTTTTCATAAGTAGGGACTTCCAGGTACGGGGTAATCATGCGGTCGTGATCAGTTTTTCAATAGCTTCCGGATCTCCTTTGGTACGCTGCAGGATCGACAGCAGGGTGTCCTTGTCTTTACTACGAAGCACACCCGGGAGATTGAAGTCACTCCAGTAGGCTTGGTAGAGTTCCCGGGGAATAGCAGCCCAGGTGTCTGAAAACATGTTGTAGTGAAACACCCAGTCGTGTAAATACGGAGTGCTGTTGTCGGTTGCGTCACTCATAGGACAGTTGTTATAGAGTAATAGGATAAGTCATCAAAGCTGCAGCTACGCTGCTCCCTGCCGCTACAGCAAGCAGGGACCAACCAATCGTAGCCCAGGGTATTTTTCTAGAGGGTTTCTCTGGCGGCATCGGAGAGTAACCAAACATCTTGGTCTTACGGCCGTTCCAGTTCTTACCCATCTGTTTAAGATCCAAATCTTCAGAGTCCAGGTGGATAGCAATGACCTCAGGTATCAGGGCCCGGTACTTACGCGGCCACTTCTTAGCATGCAGTACATCGGTCCGGTCTGCTGCACCATGGGTTTCCGGGTATAGTGTGACACCGGACGTACCTGGGTGCCACATCTGGAAGAACCCGATGGGCTCATAGCCTTCACTCATAAACTCAGCTATGCGTACGCCCATGGGAAAGATCGTAGGGTGGATATACACCCAGCCGGTATGAGTAGGTTTGGGTTTACTGATGTACTCGGCCCATGCTTCAAACGTAGGACACATCATGCGGTCAAGACCGTAGATCGTGTTCTTGTCCAGACTGATTCGTTCCAGAATTCCCCGGGTGAGCGGGGGCAGATAGATATCAGCATCTATATGTACCACCCAGTCTCGTTTAGAGAGATACTGCAATCCGACGTTGATCCCTTTGCCTTTGTTGAAAGCTTCCCCGTTGCTGGTCATCTCGCGGGTGATCAAACACTCCACGTTGTAATGATTACATACCGCCTGGGTGTCTTTGTCCTCAGGTGTTGTGACGACGACCATGTGATCAAAGTGCTGCTTGTTGTGAGGTAGTGTGTGTGCTAAGAAGTCAGCATAGTTCACACATACTACTACGCATTCTATGTACATGTTATAGATTTAAGATGAGGTTTTCTGAATATTCATCTCTACTAAGAGGTGAGTAAAGAAATCCATCATGAGCTTCCAGCCATTGTCAAGAATCAGGAAGATCATGAGATAGATAACTACTGCCGCGATCAACATGATCTTGATAATGTACCACACCATGGTCCAGATGTTCTTTGACTCAGACCTGCTTAGCTCCTCTTCTACCGGTTCGGAACTCTCAGGTCTTGCGGGTCAAATCAGGTCCAGGCTCAGCTTAAGCTGCTTCCAGGTGCCGGTCTTAAGATGCACAATCTTGAGCCTTCCAGTTTCGTTTAGGTTCTTGATCTTGAGATCGGAGTACTTAGAAATGAGATGCTCGACAAGCTGCTCTCGTTTCATAGGATCACTGGTAATTACTCCTTCTAGTGTTACCTCTACTAAGACATAGAGATCGTCATTGAATAACGTGTCCATACGGATTGGTTTGGTTTGTGAAATGGTTAAGAAGTTCATAGTGACCTTCTTTATAGGGTATTACTTACCGACCATAAAAGGCACTGCATAGTTTTTATCAATGAGTTCTTGGTTCAGATGCATGTCGAATCCCTCTCCGTAGAAGATATCTACCAGGGGTCGGCCGTACTTATCTAGGTCCCGGGATTTGACTACGATCTCCGTACCCGGAGTCAGTAGTTCTGAGACAAACTTCTTGGCAGCCTGGGCTTTGGCTTTGATCTCAGCATCTTTGCTCTTCAGTTCAGGTGTATTGACACCGTAGAACCGGCAGGAAGACTTCCAGTAGACAGTAAAGCCAAGGTCGATAGTGACTTTTAAAGTATCACCATCGACAACTCGGTCAACTGTAGCTTTATAGGTGTACAAATCTTTCATATTGTAAGGATTATCCGTCGTATGCTAAGTTTTGTCCGCCTCTTACTTGGCTCTGCTGTTCTTCTTCCAAGTCACGGAGAGTTCCTTTGAAGCTTTGGCGGATGGCTTCAAACTTTGCAGCTGCATTAACCAGTGCCGTAATATTACCATCACGCCCGTGCTCGATCTCTGTGGTCTCCATGTATTTGGCGAGCCGGTCGAGCATGCTCTTGATACCGGCATAGGCTCTGTACGTAGGGGTTTCATAGAGCTTCTTACAAAGCTTGATCGCGTTGTCCACAAGATCATCATCAGTTGAAAAGTCAGCATCAATCTCTCGAAGAATGAGTTCCTCTTTCTCGGCTTCTGGTACATCGAAGAATGGGTTTAAGTCAGGGTTGGGGCAGGTCATGTAAAAGATATACGCGTAGATCTTACTGCTCTCCTCCCCGTACTCGTCCATGATGTCTTTGAGAGACTTCAACGTGTAGCAGTGTTCCGTGGGAACCACCTTGCCTCCTTGTATATCAAATAGTCTGATCATGTTCTACCAAATGTTATGTTCTTCTTAGCTGTAATGTCTTTGTGTCGAAACTGCCAGAGCTCTCCGGTCTCATTGATGATCACCGTGTAGATCGTATCGGTTTCATGTCCATAGTCTGTAACGAGCCATATGATTCCGTCTCCTTTTGGTGTACTCACTTCTACCCTATTCCGCGGCTCGTAAATCGTCATAGGATCACCTGGATTTGATCGTCACGTAAACAGAGTTTCTTGTACAGTTCTACATCTTTACTCCACTCAGATCCGGTCCACCACTCGAATCCACGGTGGTTAGCTTTGTATACACAGCAGCTCTCGTATCCACCCAGGATGTACACGTACAGAATACCCCGCATCCGGGCCACGCTACACTCAAAGTACTGGGCCAGATTACCCAGGGATAGTGACGGCGTCTCGTAGTCCCACACAAACTGTGTAGCTACAAGGGCGTCCGGGTATACATCTACCAGGGAATACCCGATAAGTTTACCCTCATGGTAGTACTTAAGAACCAGGTCCGACTTCAGTTGGTCCCAGGTAATCGTACGGGTAAACCCCTTAGCCTGGCAGTATTTCTCGTAGATGGTTTCATAGGCCAGATCCATCTTGAAGTTTTCTACTACACACTGGATTTTACTCAGGTTTTTCCTGGTAGTCTTCGTGGGAGAATGCAGTAGAGCATTGATCCTGACCGATCGAAGATTGTACCAGGCTCCATCCCAGGGTATCCACCCTTGGGCCAGGAGATCTTTGGGATTGTCACCGGGTTCTATGATCCCCATTGGGTAACCGCAGATAAAATCCTGGTGGCTTACTTTTCCAAATCCCTCTATATGGTCAAAGACGATCTTCATTTGTATTCGTAGTCCAGGATTTTACCCACTAAGTCGGAACGGTGATTGGTCTTCAGCTTGATCCATTTGATCTCCTCGATCTTCTTTGACAGTTCAATGACATAGCTCAAACCTGTATACTCGTCCCGGATATCTCTTTGTTCGTTGTCGCCGTTGATGATGATCTTTCCTGTTTTACCGAGACGGGTGAGGATCGCCAGCATCTGACCCTTAGTGAGGTTCTGTGCTTCTTCTACGACGAGTACATCGTCGATTGTTTTACTACGTACAAACTGCACCGGGAATGCTTGCACTTTGTCGTCGTTCACCAGACCGTCAATCTTATTACGATCCAGACACTTGTACAGATTCTCCACGAAGGCTTCCATGTATGGATTGAACTTGTCTTTCAAACCTCCGGGTAGAAATCCCATGGATGCTCCCACTTCTACCATGGCCCGGGTGACGAAGATCTTGTCGATCATCTTCTGAGAGAGAAAATCCAGTGCTGCCTGTGCACTGACCAGACTTTTACCGCAACCGGCTCTACCGGTGATTACGACAATCTGGTTTTCCCGAATAAGACGTTTAGCTTCTTTTTGCTCTTCGTTGAGCTCAACTCCAAACTTGATCTCGTTCTTCCTGACTCTGTTGGGTTCTTTCATCAGTGCGGCTTTATCTTTTTACGGTTGTCTTCTAGCCAGTGCATCAGTGTAATGATCTCCTGCTTGAGATACGGCAGTTCATACTGCACGACATCTTTTACGATCGGATCTCCATTACTATCCAGGGCGGTAATCGGGTTACCAAACTTGTCTTCTCCTACGGTGTCAAACTGGATATGATGAATGATCAGTGATCCGGGTTTCAGCCGGGGGTTGTGCTTCAGGATCATGTACAGGTACATGCTTAGCTGCAGCGTATAGTGATTGAGGTTACAATCATCCAGGTGACTGACCGGAGCCAGCATCTTCTGAGTAACCCCTTGCCAGTTGGTATAGCCTTCCGTCTTAATCTCTTTGTTGGTCTTGTAGTCGGTGATGTGCACCTGACCATCTATGACTTCAACCAGATCTGACTGTCCACAGAGTCCGGCCGACTTGAGGTAGACCAGGTGTTCCGGATAGACTCCGTCAGTGAGTTTCTGTTCCGGAGAATACTTAATTCCTTCGATTTCGATGGGTTTAACCACCGGTACTGTTAATCCCATGCGTTCCATGGTATCCAGTTCACAGATGTCTTTCTCCCGGCAGTTGTGATACCAGGTGCCCAGAGACGTGGCGCGGTTAGCTTCTGCTTTCCAGGCCGCCTTGATCTCGTCCGGTGTCATCCCATACCACTTTGACTTTCTGTTCTTGGCCGACTTAGCCGCTATGGTATCAGCGTCAAAGGGCTGTTTGAAGTTCCCAATAAAGCTGGTTACGGATATCCAGTCTTTCTCATCTTCTTTTTTTATGCTTGTGTACTTGTGGTCTTGTGGGGTGAATCTTAGTATCATGGGTAAATCCGATTGAGTTTTTCACAGGGTTGGCCGATATAGCGTCTAACACTTCCTCGGGAGTGTGAAACGTAGCGTAGAATCGACCGGAGTATTTATCAAAGACCACCGAACGTTTGCGGCTGATCTGGTTCTTGCTGTTGACGTATTCTTCTATGGAGCTGATAGACTCCTTGACAAACCACTTCTTGACTTTGATCTGCTTAACAAGAACTTCTTTGCGTTCCGGAAACAGCTCACCGCCTCCCAGCTTTTGGTAGATGGTCTTTGTCTTGTACACAGAATGCACGACATTTAAGGATACGGCATCGTGTGGGTTCACAGTCCAAGCTTTTGGTTCAACTGATCTTCCTCTTGTTGTGTAAGTACTGCTTCCCACTTGGCCCCTTTAGGATGGGGACAGTGACTGGACAGACTTCTTGTTTTAAACTTCAGAGAGCATCCGCAACCACCTTTCTCCTGGTTACAACAGGGTCCGGTCTTGGTAACCATGCATCCGTTGTCATCTTCAGTGTAGAGATCGCAGGATGAGCATGTCTGCAGTCTTTCTGCAGCAATCTCCTCTACGTCTTCTTTCTTAAAAATGGAGTTAGTTACTCCTTCTATGATCTGACCTTTAGCTTTCCAGATCTTGATCATGTTCTTTTTTAGACTCATCGGCAGCTCGTTTATGCAACTTGATAAATTCGGCCCGTTGTTTTTCTTCTTCGATGACTTGCTTTAGACTACGCAAGTCATACAGGTTTTCTGCAGTTTTGAACCGGGCTGTCATCTGCTGCAGTCCTTTTAATCTACTCTTTTCTTCAAACTGTTCGAGCATCTGGATCTTCTCGTCAACTTTCCAGTGTTTGATCACAAAGTCTCCGAGATTGGTCAGGTGAACGCGGGAGTGTTTGAGTCCACTAAGACTCTTACGGACCTCTTGCCAGTAATAGGACAAGATGGTACTCACCGCCTCTTCGCTGACTTCCGTCTGCAGGGCTACTTCCGGGATAAACTCTTTAGCTTTCCGGGGACGCAACGCAGAGGAATTTATAGTCCAGCAATATGTTACCCGACGCACTGACCTTTAGATCCGGATGGATATAGATCTTCTTCTTGTTCTTGCCTTCCTTTTTGATCAAGTTCTTCTTCTCTGCTTTAGTCAGGCAGTTACGCACCGACTGGGTAGAAGAAAAGATCTTCTTATCGTAGGCTTTGTTACAGAAACTCGTGAGTTCCTGGTCTCCTTCGATCGCCAGTAGAGTCAGGCAGTTTAGATCCGCCTCACTGATCGGTATGTCGAACAGGTAGCAGTGCGTAAGGATCTGGTACTTGACAACCTGCCAAGTACTCATCCGCACTCGTTTCTCTACCTGGTTTACTATGGCCATTATATGTTGAGTTTAAAGCTGATGTAGTCCTCTCCGGTTCTACACCAATTATTATGTACTAAGATTTGCTCGGCCCCAAGCATTCGAAAGATGTTCCAGGAAGGTCCTTTGCGAGCCTCACCAATCATGTAGTAGTATTCAGCTTCTTTGGCCCAGTCCAGAGCAGCGTCTACGATCTGGGTGCCGATACCCTGGTTTCTATGACTGGGTAAAACCGTGAATCCTTCTACGTGGACTACGTTGTCAGAATTCCATGTCAGGATGATTTCAGCTATCAGGTCTTTTTTATCCCTGAACCAGATACCCTGGCACTCTTTGTTGTGCTCTAACATGAAAAGCTTGTATGTCTCGTCCCAGCGTAGTTCTTTGGGATGCTCTTGCTCAAATACCAGGGTTTCCCGGTAATCTCTCAGCTTGTAGACCGGCGTCATTACTTTTCTTTTTTCAGGGACCTGGAACGTTCTCCGGCTTCTTTGTTTTCTTCGGTGCCTTCTTTAGGCTGCTGGGTAATGGTAGCAATAAAGCTCAGGGCTTTTAATTCTTCGGCCCGGGCTACTGCCAGTGCAGCATTGATCTCCTGGAGCTCCAGCTGTACTTTCTTGACTTCAATCTGCTCTTGGAAGAAAGCAATGATCTCTTCTTTACTGGGAGCCTGCTGCTCCTCTTGGTTCAGGTTTTCGGTACTCATAAGGTTTGGTTTATTGAATTAAAAGTTGGGTTCGTCATCGTCGTTGTCAGACAGTGGTTCCGTGGCATGGTAATCCCGGAACATCCGCAGAAACTCTTTGTAGGGAGTATCCAGGATGTACGTATCATTGTGATCAGTAAATACAGTGGTGCAGTTATGGGTATCCTGGTTTTCTTCGTCGCTGGTAAGCTTACAAGCTATCACGACATCCATGTGGAAAGCAAAAGGCATCCACTTACCCTTAGTCTCTTTGCCCTCGTAGAAGTCACTCATCTCGTCGGAGTTGTCCAGTGCGTGACAGTATATGTTACAGGAATGGATCATAGGATATTAAAGTTGGTCTACAATATAATATACCTCAAAGGTTTAAACTCTCCAAATTTACTTATAGAACTGTAGAGGTTTCAAGGTAAGTTATCAACCAGAGTGTGTAAAACGTACAAAGACGCCTGTTATGGTATAAGGTGCTGTAGAATAGATTTTTACCGGTGAGATAGTTGCCTAGTTACCAAATGGTAACTATCCCCCCGGGTACTTAGTTCTACAGGTAGTCCCCCGGTCGTTTCTCCAGGATAACTACCCCCTCCTTGTCTACGGTAAGAAAAGTGTGCACCACGGTAACAGAACTAGTGCGTGTTGGAGGGTGTGATGGATGCCCCAACCAACCACCCCTCCGAAATTCTTGGCGGATATAACCCCCCGCCACATACAGCCATGAGCGCATTCTTCATTGGCGGAAACGCAACGCTGCAGGCGGCAGCATTCAATCCGCATCCCACGTCAGAAAACGTACTCGTTGTCACGTTCACAAACGGCAGCAAAGCACTCGTGACCAAAGCCCTTGACAAGGGCTACGTCGTCGAGGCAAAGGACGACCAGGGTCGTCCAGGGCTGCTGCCCGCATTCATCGACCTAGAAACCGGGTTCCTGCGCCCGGGCTTCGAAGTCAGAAGTATCAGCGGTACGCCGTGGATACAGAAGACCGGCAACGGCGGCGGCCTGAAACTCCCATAAGGGAGTTTCGGCCTTTTTAGCAGGTCACCTTCCAAGGAGGTCAGCAGGTTCTTTATTTGTTCACCCTTTAAACTAACGATCATGCGGAGTAAGTCTCTCATGTTTCGTACCTGGGAACTCTTCCGTAGCTGGTACGCCGCTACTAAGAAGAGATTCGTGACACTGAAGCTTACGTTTGTACGCTTCACGCCCGGGTACAGTCAAGTCTTTATCACAGTTACCTACTAAAAAGTAGTGTAACTCGTTGATAATCAGGTGTGTATGTGATTGGTAGGAACACGTACACACCTTTTTCTCTTTCTCTCCTACCTCTTAATCCGCTCTATTTGACGCGGATAAGATCGCTATATATTCTTTACGGTTGATAAACCGTGACAAGCCTGTGGGGCTACGATGTTGTTCTCTCATATAAGGGTGAGAGTATCAAGCAGAGGTTAATTCCTTTCTCTGTAATGACACGTTAGTGCAGACTTTAAAACCAGGCAGTCTACTTATTGTACGGTGTTGGGTACGTATGATGAGAGACTTTAAAGTGTGGTAACACACACAGTCCAACTTTGTAGACATAAAACCACTTGTCTACTTTCTCCTAGGTTTGTGGTAAACCTAAAAACATTAGGGTTCTGGTAACACTTGTTTACCGACCCGGCCCTATCAGTTGACATGGAGATGTTAGCTATGCACTAGGCGGTGTGTAGTTCTGATATGGGTTTAAAACTAAAAACAAGGGGGCTAGCCACCCCCGAAGTCCTCACCAAAAAAAAAACTATTGTTATGAGTCTAGATTACTTAGAGCCTTTCATGGCTCAGTCCGTAGTTAAAGAAACCGCACGGGGAACCCGTAGGTATTTTCCTATTACAGCCAAGCGTAAGCGTGGCTGGAAATGGCTATACCAAACGTTTTTCATAATCTATGGTAGGGAACCCAAAGAGCGTGCGGAAGTTGGGTTTGCTATCCTGTCTCAATCTCTTGACAAGTATGTTGAGAGGTTTGACGGTAAGCTGTGGGTACGCACCGTTGCTGTCTAAACGTCTTATTGGTGAACTGGACTCTTAGGAGTCTGGTTCACCTTTTTGTTTACTCTTAAATCCTTTGTAAGTGACCAAACAGGAAGCTATGGATAAGACCGTTAGAAGGTTTACGAACCTCCTTGACGGTAAGATCCTCTCCGGGGTTTCTGTTAGTACTGTTATAGAGTACTATGAAGCACTTATGAGAGGTGTAAGAGTCCACCCGCCCGCCAGAACAATGGGTGGTATTGAGCAGAACTTCTTCAATGATCAGATCTCTGCCATAGAAGAAGATCTTTACGATAGTAACTAACTGCGTCAGATGTAAATAACCGCCGGGGAGTTTTTGACCTTTGCACTCTAGGCACAATACGGTTTACATACTTAGCATATAGTGATATATGCTTTGAGGGGGTTTCTGAACGCTAAGCAAAGTTGTAATGCACCACAACTCACTTCCCAAGGGTGAGCAGTTGTAATGTGTAATGTATTAAGCCAAGTCATGCTTGTATTGAACAGTGTGTTCCACATTAACAAGGTAATACCTTGAGTCTTTACCATTACAACTGAGTGCAGAGGGACCTCTTAACCCGTGAAGAGTATTACACGGGAGTTAATCCGAGTAACCCGAAAAAGGGTGCATCTATAGTCCTCGGAGAGTCAGAACAGGGATGTTGGGTCTGACACTTTTTTCTTTCTCAATCAATTCATCACTATATGGGATTACACAAAGATGAGGGAGAACCTGCCGCGGCTTTAGCCGAAGAGTGCGGTGAAGTAATCCAGATCATCTCCAAGCTCTATAGGTTTGGAGGTAACTGGAACGAAGTACCACCTGGTAAGACCCATACCAGGTTTGAGGAGTTAGAGAGTGAAATGCAAGATCTGCTCTATCAGTGGGAAAGATTGAAGAAGGAACGCTCTCAGTAGCGTTCTTTCTTTATTTTTGTGTTTTTAACACACCATTCTCACGTGGACATGAAGACTTCTCATGATGAATTCAAGCAGGATAATCTCTCACAGTAATGTGTATGGAGATAGAATGTGTCCTAGTTCGGTACAGTTGAAAGACTGTATTAAGCGGATAATTTGTCTAAAAGATGTGAAACCACACTGATTAGAAAATTGGTAGAAATACCAAAGGGAAATGTCAAACCACATGCCCTAATCAGTTTCCCAAGAGTGAGCAGTTGTAATACCGATGTGAAAATTGAAACATATTTTCTTTGAGGTGTAACCTATGGAAAAATAGAAGTAAAAACACTAAGAGTAGTTTCACAAACTATGCTCAAAACGTGTATAATATGTCTATGTATTACAACTGAGTGTGGAGGGGAAAACCAGAGTAGTAGAGCGCAAAACCTGGGTGAGCCTTACGGTTCATGAAAAACGCACAGGTCTCTGGTCTTTTTTGTCATTAAAGATTTTCAAATAGCTAGCACAGTGTGTTGTCCGAACATCTCACCACAGGACTATACTGTTAAAAAACCAGCCACTGTATCCCACAGGGAGGCGTGGAGGTGTAGGGCTTCAACCTGCCAAACGGTACAGAGGGGGTAACCAGTCCTCTCTTTTTTTTGTCACCAATCAATCATCATCATATGAAAGTCGTAGGTAAAGTGGGCGACATTGACAATGTCACCGCCCAGGAGAAAGCCAAGTACTTTCTCCATCAGGAACCGGTGATCGACCACACAAGCTGTTCCTGCCAGTTTGGGTACGCTTGTGATCAAGAGATTGATCATCATCAGCGGATCGTAGACTGGGTTGACGCAAATACTGTATCTCAAACCAATAAACCGAGTATATGAAGTACTTCTTAATAGTGGTACTACTTCTAAGTAGTTGTAGTACTGTTAAGAGTCATCGTTGTGATGACTCCACACATGAAACCTGTGATGGATCCTGTATCTGTGACGGCTTTGAGTGTCCAAAAAGATAAACCATCGTTCTAAACCATCAAACATCGAATCATGAAGTATTTTCTAGCAATCATCTTGTGGACCATAGCCGCGGTCCCGTTTTTTATCTGGGAGATCTTAGTCTGTATCTGGACATTTCGTACAAGTGGGTTACAGGAAACCTGGGAGGGTTATACTGACCATATCGACAGGGCTTACCGAGCAGCCTGTAGAGCACGTAGATACGGTAAACCCTCAAAATTCTAAGTTATGAAAGGAACTATTATGATGTTAGGATTTATCGTAGCCACCCTTCTTACCTGGCTTCTGTTTGCGGGTATAAACTACTTCGTATCAGAAAACATAACGTTTCAGCAAGCAGCTGGTAGTAACGCCGTCTTGTTTTTTATGATAGTGATCGGCTGGCTTCCGGGTATCGTCGTCTGTAATGACATCGACAACAAGCTCTGACCAACTTTCTAAGGTACCACTGGTGATACCATATAACATACCATATAGTACTCTTATTACTATACTATGTTATAGGTACCACTGGTGGTACCTTATGAACCTGATTTTGATTCGGATGGTTAGCCCCAAAGTCTTCGGACCGAGGGGCTGACTGTCTATCTTTTTATAAACCCCATTCTCTAATCTTTAAAGCTTAAAAACATGCTGAAAAGAATCATCCCCAATCTGTTGATCATCTTCGGAATCCTGGTCATTATCACAGGACTTGTCAAAATCATGAACATCTCTACTGGACCTGATATCAACCCGTCTGACCGAGATGGTATCATTATGTTCCTGGCAGGGTCTACACTGACTTTTATCGGCTTCTTTATTTCAGCCTATGAAGACCGCACCCAGAAACCTGAAGACCGCTCCAGGAGAATCTCTGCAAGTCTGGTGGCATTTTTCTTTTCTGTTATCATCCTGTTTCTGATCCTAGGTACCACATCTTGTACCACACAGGGCTACGGATGTAAGGGTAACAGTAAAAATATGCTTCGAGTCCCGCACTATTATTAATCTCATAAACCTGGAAACATGAGAATCTTTCGTATTAAGAGCCCCTTTACGAATACGCATTACGAGGTTGTAATCCAGAAAAAGCAGTATAGTAACGGCCGCCCAGCCTTGATACTTCTAGACTTTGAAGATGGATCTCCTTATGCTGTTGCCACTGTAAATCTTCCAGAGTTAAACCTGGAGGATAACCAAACTTTTGTAAAAAGTTACAGTGAGAATGCTGGTATGTTGGAATTCCTGGTAGAAAATAAAATTGTCAAGTACACCGGTAAACAAGTCTCCAACGGTTTTGTAACCGTAGATGTGGTAGAACTCGTACCGGAAACTAACTGGGGTAATATCCCTAAAGATGGTGAGGCTAGCGTAAGCTAGCGTGGGCACGTTCTTGTCCGAACCCTGGAATTAGGATACTGATCAACCATGAACTGACACGGGGGGAATAACACCCTGTCGTAATGAGGGTTGCAAAAGAGGTTGGATTCAATCTTAAGTAGTTATACAATACTGAACCTAGCAGCTGAGCTGTTTAGATCTAGGAAACCTCGCCATGCCCGGTACGTTAAGCCGGGCTTCTCTTTTGCTTCATCATTCATCTATAATCAAAAAAAACCTCAAGCATGAAAGCTTTTGCTAATCACCAGATGAGTCACGACTCTGATAAGTTTCATGAATCACTGAACATTGGTGAAGAAACGCGGCTTCTTTGCCGTGAACGTATCTTTTTTGTCTCGTTTTCCCACGTTTTGTGGCGTAAAATCTTTGAAGATACCGCTCCCAAAGAGTTTGGCACTATGAGCGGCGACCTGCAGCGTACTTTACGCATGATCTCTGATCCGTTGGAGTATGAGTTTACTCTTTTGATCTTTATGCACTACCAAGAAATGTGTCAAGACGCTACTGGGTATTACAACTTTCTTCAGCAGTCCGAACAAGATCCTGAACTGAAAGCAAAAGTTGAAATACTCAAAATGCTCCAGAAGATCAAGGCTGATGAAGAATATTCTTCTGAGCCGTTGATTGACCAGCTTAACCGGGATACTCTGGCAAAACGTATTGATATGGTACAGCAAAGTAATCACAGCTTTGCAGACTACCTCAATATTCTTAACGGGTGGGCTGGTAGTGATATCTACGTTAAGAAAAAAGATACCCAGTACGCAGATAATCTGCTGAGCAACATGTCATTTGACGATCAAGAGTAGGGTTTAGGGAAGTATCGGGGGCCTGGATTATCCAGGTTCCCCGGTACAATAATTTGTAGAACTCAAACAAGTTCTCTAATATTGTAACTCTAAATCCATGTCAGTTGTACAAAATACCCGTCTTACAGATGGTTTCGGACAGTGCACCAGTACTGTGATGAGAGATCCGGGTATTAGTGTACGGGAGAAAGCAGTATATGCTTACCTCTGCACGTTTGCTGATAGTCAGTCTAACCAGCTGAATGTCAGCGTGTATTGTATGGCGGCAGAACTGAACATTTCTAAGCAAACGATACTCAGATCTTTGAAACAACTGGAATCTTTAAACATCATCACAAGAGCTTCTTCGGGCCGCGGTCGAGCTAAGATCACGGTCCTTCTTAAATAACTGGTTGTTCCTCAGGGGTGACGTTCTTTTCAGTCATCAGATAACGCCCGCAAAACGTTATGCTGGTGTCAGTCTTGAAGCCACCCCGTGAGGAACTAACTTATAAAGGTCTGATCTGAAGAGCCAGTCAGTAGGTCTAATTCGTTCTAGCACGAGTCAGCAATATGAACTTAGTAGTACGACATGATGATAGGGCCCCGTCAAACGAAGGGTTATG